AGGGCTGCTTTGACCCGATGCTGGACGAAATCTTGGAGCGCAAGGACGGCTCCTCGCCCGACTGCATCCTGATGAACCACAAGCTGCGCCAGCAGTACGTGGCCATTCAGCAGAAGATGCAGACCGTCAACCAGATGGGCGGCAAGAAGATCGAGGCCGTCAACGTGGGCACCGCCGGCGTCGACCTGGGCTGGGGCAACATCAGCATTCTGCTGTCGAGCTCCGTGCCCAAGGGCATCCTGCACTTCCTCAAGTGGTCGACTTGGGAACTGCTGGAGCTGATGGCGCTCAAGTTCCAGGACCGCGACGGCAAGGTGCTGCGCCACAAGTCGGGCACCGACAACTGGCAGGCCTACATGGCCACCTACCACGAGTTGGCGTGCAACAACCCGATGGAAAACGGCGTGGTCGTCGGCGTCCGCAACTAAGCGAGGCGTAGCATGATGGGGCTCGTCGTCGCGCTAGCCGTTTGGAACCTGGCTTTGACCTTGGTCCTTTGGCTGGTGTGGCGGCGGGCCCCATCCCGTTTTTGGCTGCGCGGTGGGCGGCCCAAGCAGCAACCCATCCTTTCGGCGCAGGACGTGTTTGCGCTACCCTTGCGAGGCATCATCGACCGCGGGCCGGATTGGGACCCCGACGGATTTGTGGACAGCCTTGAAGACGGGGACTGAGGGCACATGGATCAGTTTGAACTAGACCTGGCGCGGCGCCGCATGCAGGCCAAGCAGCAAACGGAAGGCATGGGGGCGGACGGCACAGGCGCTGCGCTTGGCGGCGGGCTTGGCGCTGCCATCGGCGCGGCCGGCGGGTTCCTGGTCGGAGGCCCTGCCGGCGCGGTCAAGGGCGGTGTGCAGGGATTGCAGACTGGCATGGCCCTCGGCGGCGGGGAACCTGGCGGGGCCGGCCAGGCTGCTGCCCAGGGCAGCCGCGGCATCGAGGCCATGCTCGAGGCGTTCCGCAAGCGGTCTGCAGCTGGCGCCGGCGTTGCTCCCGAAGTTGGCAACGAGCTTGAGCACTGGGGGCGGTAATGGACACCAGCACGCAGGACCTTTGGAAGGACATCGAGGAATCGCGGGCTGAGAAGTCAGCGATGGTGCGGGCTTGGGACTTGACGCGCTGCTTTGTCGAGGGCAAGCAGCACGTCTACTGGAACGAGGCCCAGAGCACCTTTGCCGCGATGGAGCCGACGCCGAGCGAGCGCAACCGCACGACGATCAACAAGATGCTGGGGATCTACCGCAACGTGCAGTCGCGGCTGGCGGCATCGATGCCGGGGATCGGTTGCCTGCCCACGTCGTCGACAACCGAAGCGGTCTTGAAGGCGATGGCCTGCGAACACGCGGCCCAGGCCTATCTGCTGTCGGGGCGCACTGGTGACACCATCCACAAAAAGATCCGGCAGTTTTCGGTGATGTGGGGCGCGGCCTGGCTGGTCCCGCGGTACAACCCGAAGACGCAGACCATTGAGACGCAAGTCTATTCCAACTACGACGTCTTCTTTGACAAGGGGGCGATGGACATCGAGGACTCGGATTGGATCGGGCTCCGCAGCTTCCACGTCGCGGCGGCCATCAAGGAGGCCTATCCCAAGTTCGACAAGCAGATTGACGCCGCGGCGTCGGCCACGCGCGAGGGCCACCACAACACCGTCCCCGACAAGCGGGTGGAGTTGTTGAACGTCTACGAGCGGTCGTCGGGCCTTCACAAGGTCGTGATCCGCGACCAAGTTCTGTGGTCTGGGCCCTACCCATACGGCAAGTTCCCGGTGCAGCGCATCGCCTTCACCGACGTGCCCTTTGTGCCCTTTGGCTGCGGGCTGATGTTCAGCCTCATCGACATTCAGAACCAGTACAACAAGGGCCGCAAGCTGCTGTTCGACAGCATTGAGTCGATGGCGAATCCCGGCTGGCTGATCCCCAAGAACTGCGGCGTGCGGAACGACGTCGACACGAGCAAGCCGGGCTGGCGAATGCCGTACAACCCGCTGCACGGCAAGCCCGAGCAGGCCGACCTCAAGCCGATGCCCAGCTACGTGTTTGAGAACCTAGCCATGATTGGCGTCGAGTTCCAGGACGTTAGCAATATCCACGACAGCGCAGCCGGCAAGCGGCCCAACGGCATCGAGGCCGGCGTCGCATTGCAGACGCTGGTGCAGCAAGACGTGACCGTGCTTGAAGACGCCATGGAGAATATGGAGTTGGGCATGGCGGCGCACATGGAAGACGTGTTGCGCTATATGAAGTTTTTCTACGACGAGCCGCGGGAGATCCGGTTGCTGTCGACCGCTGGCGGCCTGGTGCATCGGACGTTGCAGGCCACCGACCTGGTGGAGAACCCGCAGATCGCCATCGAGGCGGGGACGATGTTCCGCGCCACCGCCGAGGACCGCGAGAAGCGGGCCCTGTCGTTGCTGCAGTCCCAGCTGATCAACGCTCGCGAGGCCAAGCAGGCGATTCAGTTCCGCGCGCCGGGCATGAGCACGACCAAGAAGATGGCCGGTCTGTTCCATGCTCGCGAAATGCTTGAGGCTTGCAAGCAAATCTCGGCCGAGTCGCCGATCATCGACATCGAGATCCTGCCGGTCGACGACCTTGAGGCTTTCGAGATGGTGTTCCACGAGTTCGTTGAGACGCCGGAATACTACATGACCTCGCCGGAGGCCCAGGAGACGATTCGCAACGTGCTGCTGCGCGTGCGGTCGCCAGAGGCCACGCCGGAGCAGTTTGCCCAGGAGGCAAGCCGCAAGGTCTGGCCGGTCCAAGTGAACGGCGCAATGGAAGCGGCCAACCTCAACGCGGTCCTCGGCGGACAGCCGGCCGGCGTCAACGCTGCGATGGAAGCGGCCCGGATGCAGAGCATTCGTGCGGAAATGAAGGAAGTGCAGGGCATCGAGCACGCGCAGGTTGAGTCCCAGATGAAGGTGGCTCAGATGCAAAACCAGATGCAAATCCAGCGGCAGCAGGCGCAGCAGCAGGCCATGGCGCAGCAGGCGCAGCAACAGGGGCAGATGCCGCCCCAGGGGTAATCCGCCATGTACGTCGATGAAGTTGCGTTGCTATTCCGCACGATGGTCGATGAGGACGACGTCACCTTTGTGACCCCCGCCCACGTCGCGACCTACCTCAAGTCGGGCTACGAGACGATGATGCGAATGGTCGCGGAGAACGGGCCGCAGACCATGGAAATCAGCACGCTTATCTCGGTGACTGGCCGCGGCTATGACCTGGCCGGCGGCGCCGTCAAGCTGCTGGGGCCCAACGCGACGCAGCGGCGGATACGGCGAATCCTTGACCTATGGGAGGAAGACGCCGCGGGCATCCCTCTGCAACGGGTGCTGCAGGTGCCCGACCTACGCCGGCTCCTGGAACTGGGCAAGCCCGGCGCCTACCTGACCGGCACCAACCTGTTTTTCAACCGCGAGTACAACGCGCAGCTGATTCGGGTGGTCTACCTGGGCGAACCCTCCATCGACTGGTCAAAGCAGACCGCCGGGCAGAACGAGTGGATTGACGACTTCACCGACTTCCACGAGCTCATTGCTCTTGAGGCCGCGTCGCTGTACTCGATCCGCGACGGCAAAAAGAACGGCAAGCTGGAAGAACACCGTGACCAGCTGCGCCTGGACTTCACGGCGATGCTCTGCCAGGGCCGCGCCTACGATTCCGCTCGTCAAGTCACGAGGTTCTAATGGCAACGCAGCCCGACCGCTTGGTCAACATCATCAAGACCGGGGTCTCAGCAAAGAACTGGACGCGGCCGGGCTACGCGCAGAACGTCATGCTGTACGGCGACGCCTGGGTCACGCGGCCCGGGTTTCAGCAGATCGCGCAGCTGACTGCGGACATGCCGGCGCCGCCCTTGGCATCGGGCGAGCAGTTTGGCATCAAGCGGGTGATGGGCCACACGTCGATCGTCGCGCCCAACGGCCACAAGCACGTCTTGACGCTGGTCGAGGCCGACGTGTGCACGGCCAACTTCTACGTGAACCAGCAGCGGATTACGATTGCGCTGCTGGTCATCTACGACTTGACGAGCGGCCGCTCGTGGCAGGAGCCGCTGCACCGCCACATGGCCCAGAACCTTGGCGACTTGCCGACGCCGGCGCACTGGCGCGGGCAGTACCAGGCGGACCAGTCCCAGCACTTCGACCAGTGGCAGCGGGCCCCCGCAAAGCCAGAGGCCGTTTGGTGGTGCGAGGTCGCGGGCTCTGTGCTGTTCGGCTGCCCTTCGATTGGCGCCTGGCGGTACAACCCGGTGGACGTGGTCAAGCCGCGGTCGCGGGACCTGGCGACGGCCACCTATGGCGCCGCGGCGCCCTGGTATTCCGAGAGCGCGGTGGTCACGCCGATCGCTCCAGCTCCTGGCGAGTTCGCGGCTGGCTTCCGATACCTGGACGAATCGATCATGGTTCGGCCAGTGGACGCCTGCAACATCGATGGCCGCGTCGCCTTTGCCGACAAGCGGACGATCTGGTTTTCCGACCGCGGCCGGCCAAACTGCATTCGCGTCACCGAGTTCATCGAGGTCTCGTCGCCGGAGCCGATCACAGCGATCGCTTGGCGGGGCGATAGCCTTTGGATCTTCACGGCCAACGAGCGTTTCGTCTATGTGCCGTCGACCACGCAGGGCACGCTCGCCAGCGGCCAGCTGATGAAGGCCTCGAACGACGACGGCTGTATCAGCTGCGCCGCCAAGGTCATGGTGGGCAACGAGGTCTTGTGGGCTGGGCCGACGCAGATTTGGCAGAGCACCGCGACGGCGGGCGTGGTCAAGGTGGGCGATCCCATCGACCCGCTATTCGTCGGCGGCCTGGCCAACCCCTTGGCGAGCTATGCCACGGCGGCGGGGCACACAGGGCTGTCGGCGCCGCAGCCGCGCACCTGGCTGAACTGGCTTGAGCTCGATGGCCTGCACGCCGTTTACAACCGCCACTTGCGCCTCACGTTTTTCGTGTTGCCGCAGCAGAACGCGGCCCTCGTGTGGGATGGCAAAATGTGGGCCGTGTGGACGTTTGAGTCCATGGCGAACAGCCGCGGGGACGTGTCGCTTTCGCAGAACTTGCCCAGCGCCTGGCTGTCGAGCGTGGTCAACGAGTTGGTTCTGGTGGCCGGCCCTGAGTACCTGGTGGTCGACGACCAGGCCGTTGCCGGCGGCGACCCCTCCGAAGAGTTGAACGAGAACGACACGCCCGGGTCGCTCATCGTTTGCCGCATGGGCGGGCCCGGGTTCGACCGCGGCGTGCAGGCCACCGAGGACAACCGGCAGGGCCCGGGCTACCTGGCGGAACTGCTGGGCGGCTCCAGCGACACCCGCGTCTACATCGAGAAGCCCTTTGAGCTTGAGGCGGGCACTGTGCTTCCCGGCGGCGCTGTGACGCAGGCGGGAGACCTGACCTATCCCTTGGCGATCGTGCTGGAATCCGGCGCGACCCTAAACCACTTCGACCTTGAAGTCAGGTTCGACACCGTCAACTGGCAACCGCTGACCTATGCCATTGCGCCCACTTGCCTGG